GCATCGGGCGCGCGCTGATCGACGAGTGCGACAAGCGACTCCGCGCCGAGGGCGTGCAGGTCGTCTATCAGCATGTGAAGCTCGCGCACGACTTCGGGCCGCTGCTCGCGTCGCTCGGGTACGAGGCCGTCGAGACCATCCACGCACGGAGGCTCGACCGCTGATGGGGATGAGCGCGACGATAATCGCTGCGACGGTACTTGCCACCAAGGCGTTGACCAAGCCGCCCAAGATGCCAGACGTGCAAGCGCCGCCCATGCCTGATGAGGCTGGAAACGCGGACGCGGCCAGCGCGGCTGGACAGCGCGCACGCCGTCGCGCGATTGGCGCATCCGGCCGCTCCGATACGATCCTGACCGGTGCGCAAGGGCTTGGGGGTGTGCAGCCAGAGACGGGGCAGGCCAAGACCCTGCTGGGGCTCTGACGACATGGCCGAAGCCGCCCAGTCCGCCGACGAGAAGCCGCAGGCACGCGCAGGGCAGACGCTGCGGCAGCAGTGCATCGCGCTGCTCGGCGCGCTGAAGCTCGAACGCGCCGGATGGGAACCCGACTGGAAGGATCTCGCCGAGTACATCGACCCGTGGTCGCTGCGCCTTCAGCAGACCGACCGCAACCGCGGCAACCGCAAGGGCCAGAAGATCATCAACAGCGCGGCGACGATGGCCGCGCGCACGCTCGGCGCCGGCATGACCGGCGGCATCGCGAGCCCGGCGCGTCCGTGGCTGCGGCTGACGACGCCAGATCCGGCGCTCGCCGAGTACGGCCCGGTGCGGCAGTGGTTGCAGGTCACGACCGAACGCATGCTGACCGTCATGCTTCGGTCGAATCTCTATCAGGCGCTGCCCGAAGTCTTCCAGCATGAAGGCGTCTTCGGCACGGGCTGCATGATCGTGCAGGAGGACGCCGACGAACTGTTCCGCTGCCACGTGCAACTGCCGGGCAGCTACGCGCTCGGCCTCAACTCGCGCGGCATCGTCGACGTGTTCGCGCGGGAGTTCCGGTGGACCGTGCGGCAGGTCGTCGAGCGGTTCGTGAAGGTCGACGGCCGCGAGTATTGGGATCGCGTCTCGACGCGCGTGCGCACCGCGTGGGACACGAATCAGCACGAGCAGACGGTCGACATCCTGCACGTGATCCGCCCGAACCCGGACCACGATCCGCGGTTCATGAACGCCGGCCGAAAGCGGTATCAGTCGGTCTATCTCGAGATCGGCGGCGCGGACGACACCTACCTGCGCGTGTCCGGCTACGACACCTTCCCGGTGCTCGCTGCGCGCTGGCTCGTCCACGGTGACGACACGTACGGCGTCGGCCCCGGCCACGTCGCGCGCGGCGATGCGAAGGCGCTGCAACTGCTCGAACGCCGGAAGTCGCAGGCCATCGAGAAGATGGTCAATCCGCCCTTGATCGGCGGCACCGAGCTGCGGAACAACAAGGTATCCCTGCTGCCGGGCGACATCACGTACGAGGACGTGCGCGACGGGAAGAACGGCCTGCGCCCGATCCACGAAGTGAACATGCGCATCGACGCAGCCTCGGCCGAGATCCGCGAGCACGAGGCGCGCATCAACTCGGCCTTCTACGCCGACCTCTTCCTGATGCTCTACATGTCCGATCGCGGCGAGATGACCGCGAAGGAAGTGTCGGTCCGGCAGGACGAGAAGCTGCTGATGCTCGGGCCGACGCTGGAGCGGCAGAACCAGGACCTTCTGAACCCGCTCATCGACCGCGTGTTCTTCCTGATGGCCGAGAACGGGCTGCTGCCCGAGATCCCCGAGGAACTGCGCGGCGTCACGCTGCGCGTCGAGTTCCTCGGCCTGCTCGCGCAGACGCAGAAGATGGTCGCCACCGTCGGCATCGAGCGCATCGCCGGCTTCGTGTCCGGCCTCGCGCAACTCGATCCGAACGTGCTCGACAAGTTCGACGCCGACCAAGCCGTCGACGAGATGGCCGAGGCGATCGGCGTGTCGCCGGCCGTCATCCGCTCCGACGATGCCGTCGGCGAGATCCGCGCGGCGAAGGCGCAACAGGCCGCCGCAGCCGCACAGGCGCAACAGGCCGCGATGCAGGTTCAGGGCGCGCAGGCGCTCGGCTCGATCGACATGAGCGGTGACACGGCGCTGACGCGGATGGTCGGCGCAGCGCAGGGCGAGGAAGTGCCGGCATGACGACCGAACGCGCCGTGACCGGCAACGCGGCCGACGAAGAACAGGTCGCCAGCGCGGAAGTGCGCCAGCGGTACACGGCGCGCATGGCCGAGAACGACCTGAAGAGCGTGATGGAGACGGCGCACGGCCGGCGCTTCGTGTGGAGCCTGCTCGGCGGATGCGCGCTGTATCACGAGGGATGGAGCGAGTCGCACGCCGAGATGGCGCGCATCGCTGGCATCCGGTCCGTCGGGCTGCGGTTGCTGAAGCGGATCGAGATGGTGTGCCCCGACCTGTACGACCTGATGCAGAAAGAAGCGCGACAGCGCACCACGGAGTGACGAATGGCAGATGACACCACGAACACGGGCGCCCCGGCTGATGCCGGCGCGGCCACCCAGACCGCCGACACGACTGCGACGACCACGACGACCGCTCCCGCACAGGATGGTCAATCCGTAGTCGCGTCGGCGCCCGCACCGGAAGCGACCAGCACGACGACCGAGGCGACGGCCCCGGCGTCGAAGCCGGCCGCGCCGGAGGCCTACGACCTGAAGCTCCCCGAAGGATCGCTGTTGTCGGCGGATGCCGTGCAGGAGGTGGAGGCGCTCGCACGCGAGGCCGGACTCTCCAACGAACACGCGCAGAAGCTGCTCGACGATCGCGAATCCGCGCTGGCGGCCCACGTCGAGAAGGTGCAGGCCGAACACGATCACCGCTGGAAGCAGGAATGGCCGGAGGCGATCAAGAACGACCCCGAGATGGGCGGCGAGAAGTACGAGGCCACGGTGCGCAACGCGCAGAAGGTGATGGCGAAGTTCGCGAGCCCGGCGCTGAAGGAAGCGTTGACGGCGAGCGGCTACGGCAATCACCCCGAGATGGTCCGGATGATGTCCTCGATCGCGAAGGTCATTTCCGAAGACACCTTCGAGCCCGCAGGCGGACAAGCGGCCGGCACGAAGCAAGGCGGCGCCGGTTGGTACAACCACCCGACCTCGCAGCACGCCGCTTAACCAATACCCGACACAAGGAACACGCACATGGCAACGCTCGCAGTCACCAACCCCACCCTCGCCGATCTGGCGAAGACGCTCGACCCGGACGGCTCGATCGCGCAGATCGTCGAACTGCTCTCGCAGACGAACGAAGTGCTCGACAGCATGACGTGGTTGGAGGGCAACCTCCCCACGGGTCACCGGACCAGCGTCCGCACCGGCCTCCCGGCGCCGACGTGGCGCAAGATCTACGGCGGCGTGCAGCCGGCGAAGAGCACGTCCGTTCAGGTCACGGACAACTGCGGCATGCTCGAAGCCTATGCCGAGGTCGACAAGGCGCTTGCCGATCTGAACGGCAACACGACCGCGTTCCGGCTCCAGGAAGATCGCGCCTTCATCGAAGGCATGAATCAAGAGTTCGCGCAGACGCTGTTCTACGGCAACGAGGGCACGGAGCCCGAAGCCTTCACCGGCCTCGCGCCGCGCTTCAACAGCACGTCCGCCGAGAACGGCTCGAACATCATCAAGCTCGACGGCTCCGCCTCCGGCGCCGACCAGTCGTCCATCTGGCTCGTCGTGTGGGGTCCGCAGACCGTCCACGGCATCTACCCGAAGGCCGGCAAGGCGGGGCTTTCCGTCGTCGACAAGGGGCAGGTGACGGTCGAGAACGTCGACGGCGCCTCGGGCCGCGCCGAGATGTACCGCACGCACTACAAATGGGACTGTGGCCTGTCCGTGCGCGACTGGCGCTACGTCGTGCGCATCGCGAACGTCGACACGTCGGCGCTCACGAAGAACGCGGCCACGGGTGGCGACATCATCGACGGGATGATGCAGGCGCTCGAACTCGTGCCGAGCCTCGGCATGGGGCGCCCGGCGTTCTACATGAGCCGCACCGTCCGCTCGTTCCTGCGTCGCCAGATCGCGAACAAGGTCGCGAACTCCACGCTGTCGATGGACACCGTCGCCGGCCGCAAGGTCG